TCCAAATCCAACTGCTCGTATGAACTGGACAATGATTAATGAAATCTATAACGCAGGGTGGGGATTATATAATCACGGTGCGAATGAACTTGTGTCACCTGCATTTGATGGCTTGACCCAACCCCAGATTGATGCTTTAATTGCTGTGGAGATTGATGACGCTGAGGTTGCAATTCGTGCAAATACGGGAGTTAGAGCAAAGAACTTCACAGCCCCATCAAATGATAATAACTATGACCCTCTCACAATAACAAGAGCAAATAGCGGAGATTTAAAGATTGTTAACAATATTAGAAGTCCCCAGACTGATGCATATTTAAGAGCATATCAGTTTTGGTACACTACTGCGGGTGGTAGAATTGATGGAATCGGTGCTGATTATGATTTTAATAATGTTACAGAAGGTGCTAATTTGCAATTGGATTCTACTGATTTAGATTTCATATCTACCGCAATTGCGGGACTTTCTGGTGGAGAAAACTCTTGGTTTGCCAGTGGTATTCACCGTTGTGCATTTGGGGATGCTGAAACTCCTGACGCTGTAAGTTTAAAGTTTACAGAAATGAGGGATTTCTTTGAGAGATTGGATAACACTTATGGGAAGAATGGGACTGATGTTCTTTGGTTTGCCCCTCAAAACGAAATATACGAGTATCAGTTCACAAGTGAACTCTCAGTATTAAGTACTGTAATAGATGGTAATACTGTGACTGTTACGTGTAATTTTGCAAATGTTCCCTCTGAGTTTAGAGAACATGCACTATCATTACTTATTGATTCTGATGTCAATATTACAAATGTTACATATGAGAACTTTGATGTATCTTCAGATAATATTGGTTATTCAGGAGATAATACAACTGCTCTTGTTAATGTTTCATATAATCCTGCTTACGAAGCTGCTGTTTTACAAAGAGGTAGAGCAGAAGTTCTTGTGACTGAAGCTGAAAATACACAACAACAAAGTGATTTCGATGCAGCGCAATCGTTTGTTAATACTCTTTCAAATGGTTCGTATAAAGATGCATTACAAGCTAGATTAGATGCTATTACTGTTGTTCCAAATTCTACAGTAATAAACGTTGATTTTGGTAGCAGTAACGTTGGTTCTGATACATCGGGTAACTGGAACAACATGACCGACTCACAAGGGTTAACTACTGCTTCTTCTGGTCTAACTAGTTTGATTAGTTCTACTGGTAGTATCACCAGTATAAACTTGGAAGTAAGTGCTGATTTTGATTTGGTTCAAACTAACTCAAGAGCATCAGTTTCTCAAGTTAATAATCCATTTCCATACTCTTCTCTTAGAGATAGTTGGGAAACAACTCCTACATCAACTGGTGCTGTTAAGTTTACTAACTTAGACCCTACGAAAGTCTATGACTTTGTATTTTGTGCCTCTCGTGGTTTCACTGACCAAGATACTATATATACGGTAATTGGTGCAACTACTCAAGCGGTGTTCTTAACAACTAAGAATAATGGTGCTGACGATATTTGGGAAACAGTATCAATAACTTCTGGTATTGTACCAGATATTAGTAACGAAATTGAAGTAACCGTTGAAGGTTCTGTTGGTCTTGTTCCTAACACAAGTCATCAAGGTTTCTTAGGTGTAATTCAAATAGTAGAAAGAAATCCATAATGATTAAAAACGTAATACTTGATTTTGGACATGGTGGTCTCGACGCGAACGGGAATTATACCACATCACCTAATAAAATGCATACATTTCCTGATGGAGTTGTTGCATATGAGGGAGTACTTAATAGACAAATAGGTGGTCACATTTATACTTGTCTTCGTTCTCATACTGATTTGAACGTTGTTTGTACGGTAAAGGAAGATGACCCTAGAGACCTATCTTTAGGGTATAGAGTCCGCGTAGCCAACTCATTTGACCCAAAAAGTACTATCTTTGTATCCGTGCATTGTAATGCATCTCCCAACCATAATGCGCAGGGAAAGGAGATTTTCACAACAAAGGGATTCACCCAAAGTGATGTACTAGCGGAACATATAGCCGATGCAGCAGAGTCTGCTCTAGGTCGTTTCAATATGAAACTTCGATATGATTTTTCCGATGGTGACAAAGACAAAGAGGCTGACTTCTATGTATTGAGAAAAACCAAATGTCCTGCTGTATTGATTGAGTGTGGCTTTTTTGATTTCAGACCAGAATTTGATAAACTAAGCGACCCTCTCTTTCAGGGAGATTACGGTAGCATGGTTTATACTGGAATCATAAACTACATCAATGAAGATAAACAATAAAGATGCGTATTCGATTGACAACCAACTAAGTCTGGATGACTTTCTCATTGGTTCAGATGCGGATAATGCAGATAAGACTCGAAATTACCTTTTACGTGGTATCTTTTCAACGTTTAAGACTAGTCTCAATTTAACTAGTATTGAGTTTACCTTCTCGGCAGGTACTGACCCTGACATTGACCATACAGACCAAGGGTTCTTTACAACAAATTCTAACCAAACTTCATTTGGGGCGATTACAAGCGTTCTAATCAACAAACTCGACCTTAATGGTATCGACATATCATCTGTAATAGATGTAATCTCTCAGAACACCTCTAGCTTTACTGTGAGGTTCTCGAAACCATCTTCAACTGGTCAAGTGTTCTATTTTGCAATAAACTCCATTGTTGATTCAGGAACACACTACATTTTAAACGTAACACCGTTTGTAGGGGGTACTGCCCTTGTTGACGAAACAACATATGGTCTGAATTTTGATTTATCAGGTGTGCCATCCATACTTACAGAATCAGACCCAATCTTTAGTGCATCTCCTGCGGGTTCAATTACAAACACCAACGTTAGTCAATGGAACTCAGCATTCGGTTGGGGTGACCATGCAAGTGTAGGTTATTTGACATCTGTTGCAATTGGTGATGTTACTGGATTTACTGACAATAGTAGTAATTGGAATACTGCTTTTGGATGGGGAAATCACGCTGATGTGGGTTATCTCACTTCATTTTCAGAATCAGACCCTGTTTATTCATCATCTCCTGCTTCTGGAATAACAAGTATTCTCATAGGTCAATGGAATTTGGCATATTCATGGGGCGACCACTCCACAGCAGGTTATATCGTAGGAGAATCAGACCCAGTATTCTTGGCTTCTGTTGCTGCATCAATCACATCAGCACAAGTCAATAATTGGAACGCTGCATATTCATGGGGCGACCACGGTGTTGTGGGTTATTTGACATCTGAATCAGACCCAGTATTTTCAGCTTCTGTTGCTGCGGGAATAATAACTTCGGATATTACAAACTGGAACTCAGCATTCGGTTGGGGCGACCACGGTGTTGTGGGTTATGAACTTCAATCAAACAAAGGTATTGCAAACGGATATGCTCCACTTAATGGTTCTGGGGTTATTGATTCTCAATATCTCCCTGCTTTTGTGGATGATGTACTTGAGTTTGCAAACCTTGCATCATTCCCAGTAACTGGTGAAACTGGAAAATTATACATTGCTCTTGATTCCAACTTTACTTATCGTTGGTCAGGTTCTACTTATATTCAAGTAGGTGGTGGTGGAGCAGGTGCTGTTGATTCTGTGTTTGGTAGAGTAGGTGGTGTTGTGGCTCAAGTAGGAGATTATTCGTCATTTTATGTTCAAAAGACGGGAGATACCATGACAGGTAATCTTACCATAAATTCAACATCCTTTCTTCTTGATAGCGGTACTACTTATGGACAAATAGTTCAAAGAAGAGAAGTGTCTGCTGTTGACTATGAATCTGCACTAGCCATTAATGGTGGAAGCGGTGCAGGTCTATGGACATGGAATGGTGGTGCAGGAACAGCTACATATTTAGAACAAGCATCTACAGGACTTAGATATTATAACGGAAGTTCTTATGTATTTGAAGTAGGTACTGATGGGGGTATAGATACTAGTGGTCAGACTTTATCAATGAATTATGGTAATAAAAGTAGAATTGATTTTCTAAACCTTACTAATGCTGACCAATCTGTAAGACTAGAATATGAAGCGTCAGATGGCAACCTCATATCTGGTGGGTACGCTTTGAGAATTGTATCTCAAAATGCAATACCACAATCATTAGCTTCTCTTGAAGTTGAAGGTAGAATAGGTACTTTGGGTGGTTTTATATCAGCAACAAGAGCAGGTGGAGAATCAGACACATACAGGGCATTATTTGGTAATTCAGGAACAACTAATAACTTTTTGTTTGGTGGTTCAACAACTGGGTCTGCAACTGCTATGGACACTTTTCTTAGAGTAAGAACAGTAGCAGCAGGGGATTTATTGTTTCAAGAGGATGGAAACAGCCACACCATTTGGCACTCTGGTAATGATGGTGATGGTTCTGCTCTTGATGCTGATTTATATAAAGGTTTAGATTTAGGAGCTAGTGGTGCTTGGTGGAATGCTATGACCCGAATCCAATCCAATGGTGTAATGGAAGTTGGTAGATATATTGATTTTCATAGGTCAAATACAGGTACTACCGATTACGATGCTAGGTTAGATAATGTAGCTGTGGGGCATCTTAGACTTACCTCAACAAATACTTCTCAAATAATAGAGGCGTATAATAGTTCTACTGAATTTGCTCAACTACAGGCTAATGCTTCTGGTGGGGCTTTAATTCTATCAGATGACACTTTAACGAATACTATTTTAAGAGGATATGGTGACTCTGAGTTTTATGGTGGTGGGGTAGAGGTTTATAATGGTCAGTTACTTACAGGAAATACTAGTGGTGGTTTTAATGGTCAACTAACAGTCGCTAAGAATGATGGTGGTTCAATGGTTTTGACCCATGAAGACGATTATTTGAGATGGAGACGTTCTGGTGGGGGTACTATTCTAGGATGGAGATGGGATAGTTTTGATACTACCGTCATGACATTAACCAGTAGTACTGGATTGACGGTAGTAGGTGATATTTTTGCCAATGGTACTAAATATGAAGGAGATAATAAAGAAATTATTAGATTTTCAGATGCTTGGTTAAGATTAAACCCTGCTAATGAATTTACTTCAGGTATTTACATGGCATCATCTATTGCTCGAACAGATAACCAATTCCAAGTAGGTTCGGGTGGTTCGGCTTTTTATGCTAATAGTTCAGGTGACGTAAGAGTATCTGGTGCTTATATGAGAAATAATCACAATACTGGATATCTTGAGGGTTCTTATAATAACGTTGGAGCAAACAATAATAATACCAATCCCATTTATGTAATTGGTTCATCTTATGTACCTACTACTACTGCTCTAAGTAATATGTATGGTATTGGGTATAGTAATGGCTCTGCAACGTTTTTGAATTCAACTGACTTGGGTACTAATCCTGCGGGTTGGGGAATGTATGTGGCAGCAGATGGTAACGCTCGTATTTTCCTTAATGCAACTAATGGACACATTTATGCAGGGGGTAACATGTATGCTGATAACTTTATTCTATCATCCGATATTACAAAGAAAACCAACATAGAGAATATTGAAGAGACTTTCGATGTTCGTTGGAGAAGCTTTGAAATGAAGAAGGAGTTGGGCGAAATCAGATACGGTGTTATTGCTCAAGAGTTGCAAGAAACTCACCCACAGTTTGTACATGACGATGGTACAGGGAATCTATCTGTGCGATACATTGACTTATTGGTAGCTAAAATGGCTGAGAAGGACAAGCAGATTGATAACCTTGAGGAACGAATCGAAAGATTAGAAAAAGCAATACTAGGATAATGCCAGTACCAAACACAACAACATTTACACTTGCTAATGTCTGCGATGAAATCGGATTGATTGGTTCTGCTCGAACATTAAGTAATTGTTTTGCAAGTGCAAATTCTTCTGGTTTTAATCTCACCTATGGAAATATCAATGATGATGACCTATTGGCATTTCGTGATTATGACCACTCTGGTGGTGGAATAACCCCATCATTGACAATAAGTCCAACTTCCTTAACACCATCTGCAAATGCAGGATTTAATTCATTTTCTGTTACTTCCAACACAACTTGGAATGTTACATATAGTCAGTCATGGGTTAGTGGTACAAATAGTGGAAGCGGTAATGGCACTGTAAGTTTTTTCTATGATTCTAATGGTACAGGTTCTCCAAGGTCTGCCACAATTATAGTAACGACAACATCAGGTTCACCTTCAGTAAGTAGAACTTATTCAATAACCCAAGCATCAGGATTCGAGTAATATCAGGTTATTTGATATTTATTCGTATATTTGCAACTGAAACTATTAATAATTAAATACTTTTTAGAAATGGCGAAAGCAAAGAAACCACAAGTTGACCCTCAAGTTGAAGCACAAGCTGAAATGCAAGCAAGGGTAGACAAATTGAACAAACTGAGTAAAGTTGTTCGTTACGCAGGTCTTAACCTGACCCCACAAATCCTTAGTCTTATTTTGGATGGTAACGTTGTTACCTTGGTGAACAAAATCAATGATGAACTTGAAGCAAATGATGGAAACCTTGATTTGGATTCTGTTGATGCTATCATCGCTGAGATTGATAAAGCTGCACAAGCAGAGCAGGAAGCTCAAGAAGCTCCCAAACCTACCAAGTTAGACAAGGTATAATGAAAACTTGGCAAAGATATGGCTTAGTAGCACTCATCGCTTTTGTGGTGGGTGCTTTGGCTTTCCAACCAAGTAAGCAAAAGCCAGAGGTTAAGATTGAGACTGTGACCAAGATTGATACGGTCACCGTGGTCAAGCGTGATAGTGTACCGTTCATCCCAGTAATAAAGGATAAAACCGTTACAAAAGAGGACGTTACAATTACAGTACCTACCGAGCAAGAGCCTGATGGTACTCAGGTAAAAACTAAACTGTACAAGGGTACAAAAGTGTTTGATGATGTAAAAGCCAAATTGGAATATGAGATATTTGCAGATTCCTTACATGCTACATCATTTAATTTAGAAGTTGAAGAACAAACTGTTATAAAAGAAGTTGTCACCACAATAGAAAAGACTCTGCCACCTAAATCAGCGTTATTTATCGGTGGTGGTGTTGACTTCGGAGAAGGTATTCAGGCTGCTGAGATAGGGTTAATGTACAACCGTAGACAAAAGTGGCAAGCAGGAATTGTCGTAAATCAAGACCTTACTGGAAATCTCCCACAGAACATGAGAACTACCGTTGGTGGTAGGGTGTACATCAAACTCTAAACTTTTCGTATCTTTGTATCCTAATACAATAGAATTATGATACGTAAGATTTCAATAGGCGTTGACTACAAGAACGCCATGCATTATACTGTCGGACAACCGTTCGGACGGTTAACAGTAAAAGAGATTAAGTCTGAGGATGATGGTTATCATCTTTATGTTACTGATGAATACGGTGACTTCGTCGAATGGAAGTACTGGAACAATGCTGTACCAGTTCATGTTGAATTCGACATTGAAGCATTTTAATGAGAAGTCCTCATAGCTTCATAGTGACCCCAAAGAATAAGAGGTACAAGACCAAGACCATTGCAGGAATTGAGATTGATACCTCTACTTCTATTGAGAATGCCAAGGATGTATCCAAGAAAGCCATTGTTGTGGCTCTACCTCTTGTGTACAATGGTGAACGTAAGGTCGGTGACGAGGTCTTGATTCACCACAATATCTTTCGTGATTATTATAATCAGAAAGGTAAACTTAAGCATTCGAGAGCTTTCCTATATGATGACAAATTTACCGCAATTCCCGAAGAGGTGTTCCTCTACAAGAAAGACGGTGAGTGGATTCCACACATGGATTTCTGCTTTGTGAAACCTATATTCGATGACCAGTTCTCCGAATTATATCAAGGACAGCTACAGCACACAGGTACTATCTTTCTTTCAAACGAACATCCCATTGGTGAAGATATCGGCTTCACTCCTGAATCGGAGTATGAAGTTGAGGTCGACGGTGATGTGTATTATCGAATGAAGGATAAAGATATTTGCCTGTATGAAAGGTTTAAGTAGTGACATAGAACTTGCCGTAAAGACTATCCTTGAGGGATTGGCTTATGACATCAACATCGACGTTGTAGAAGATGATAAGATGAGACAGGCTATGGACGCTAAAGTCTCATCTTTTAAATATGCAAAAGAAGTACTTGACAAGTGGCAAAATAGCCCCAACGCTCCCAATACTGATACGTTAAAAGCTTATGTAGAGCAATTGGTAATTGCAGGTGATGATTCCATAATGGAACTCCGTGATGCCTTGAGAAAGGACATCGATTATGAGAAATTGGAAGCAACCAAAGTAGCCAATGCTGTTAAAGCCAAATCCACGATATTACAATATATTCAACAACTTGACTCCAATCTTATGGAGTTGCGTCTTCAGTTAGATGCTGATAAGTTCCAACTAGGAGAAAGAGAGTTCAAACTTGGATTCCCTGAGAGATTTGCTCGTGGGGATTTCTACGCTCCTGATAACTACTATCCAGAGTGGTACAATGCTGATGAAGACGCTGTGATGATTGACCCAAATGGAACTAAAGGTGATGTTGTCAATGTTGGTGGATTGAACATTCAGCTACCTAAAAAGCCTAAGAAATCAGAGATTCTGTTCTCTGACCTTCCCAAGAAAGAACAATACTGGCGAAGACAAGAAATGCCCAAAGGTTTGAACCCAGAAAGTGAAGAAGCGTTTGCTGAGTACATTCTGGAAGAGTTCAGACGTAGACGAGAGGGTATTTGGTTCATGAACAATGGAAAAGCTGAATACCTTACTGGTAATATGTACTTTGCTCTACAATGGGGAAAGATGCAGGATAAAGGTGGTATTTATATGGATTTTAGATATGCTCAACGCGATATGTTCTATTTCGCTGAAGCTTGTCTTTTAGACCCTCGTTGTCTGGGTGAGATATTCGTAAAATCAAGACGTACTGGTTTCACCTACGTGAGTTTAGCCATCATGCTCAACGATGCCACCTCACAGCAAAATGCCGTGTATGGTCTGACATCACAGAACGACGACGATGCGAAACGTACATTTAAGAAGTTTGCGTACATGTTCCGAAACTTACCTTTCTTCTTTAGACCAGTTGTTAAGGGAGCGGTGGACTCAGAGAAGATATTAGAGTTTGGTCTTCCTTCGGACAAGTCCAAAGCAGCAAAGCTCTCTCGTAAGAACAAAAGCAAGGATTACCTCAACACCAAAATGGATTATGAAGCAACTAAAGATGGTGCTTATGATGGTCAATGGTTGAAGATATATCTTGGTGATGAAGCATCAAAATGGAAGAAACCTGCCAATTATCTAAACCATTGGGGTAGGGTATCACCAACAATGGACGAAGGTGGTGAAATCGTAGGTAAAGCCCTTATTGGTTCAACTGTGAACCCAATGAAACAAGGTGGTGAGGAATTCAAGAAATTGGTACTACAATCCAAATTGGAAGGTAGAGATGATGTCACACAACGTACTGTGTCGGGTCTATATGTCTATTTCCTACCCGCTCACAAGAACATGACAAAGTTCACGGACAAGTATGGTGTATGTCATGAATCCAAACCAGAGAAACCTACATTTAATGTAAATGGTAAGTTAATCAAAACAGGTTCTATTGATTTCTTGGAAGCAAGACGTAAAGCAAAGCGTAAGAAGTCGGAGATTTCATATAATGAGGAATTACGAGCCTTTCCAATGAGATTGGCAGAAGCGTTACGTGATGACGCTAAGAAGTCCGTATTCTCAATCGAGAAGATTAATGAACAAATAGAATATCTTGATAACGTAGCCAACGTCCCAATGCATGTTACAACTGGTAACTTCATGTGGGAAAATGGTGTGAAGGACACTAAAGTTGTTTGGTATCCAGACCCTAATGGTAGATTCAAGATTACATGGTTGCCGAATAAAGGCATGAGAAACAATGTTCGAACAATCAGAGGTCAAAAAGAACCAATGAATGGACATTTTGGTTGTTTTGGTTGTGACTCTTATGACATTTCGGGTACTGTATCTGGAAAAGGCTCTAAGGGTTCTTTACATGGGGTTACTGGACTCACAATGGAGAACGCACCTTCAAATACATTCTTCCTTGAATACATCAATCGTACAGGACTTGCAGAGCAATTCTATGAAGATGTATTGATGGCTTGTGTATTTTATGGAATGCCCATTCTTGTGGAAAACAACAAACCTCGTATACTTTATCACTTTAAGAACCGTGGATATCGTAAGTTCTGTTTGAACAGACCAGACAAAGCAGCAAACAGATTATCCAAGTCAGAGAAGGAGCTTGGGGGTATTCCGTCAGCTTCAGCAGACGTTATTACAACCCATGCCTCGTTCATTGAGAATTTTATTGTTAACTTTGTAGGCGTGTACGATGAGGAAGACGAAACTCAAAGGGTACGAGAGTACGCTTCAATAGGGAACTTCTATTTCATGGAAACACTTCAGGATTGGTTGTCATTTGACATTACAAACAGGGAGAAACACGATGCCTCGATTAGTTCAGGATACGCCCTAATGGGTTTGAACAGAGCGCAATTGACCCCTACCCCAGAAGTTAAGAAGATAAACATGGGCTTCGGAACGTACCAACAAAAAGGCATGCATAGCGAATTAAACACAAAAGATGACTAATACTCAAGAATTAGGCGGTAAGTTACTGTCGACCAAAGGTTTTCCTAATCCACTTGACCCAATGAAATCCTCATCAGAGTTTGGACTCAAGGTGGGTAAAGCCATTGAAAACGAATGGTTCAGAAGACATAGAAATAGCGATTGTCGATACTACGATAATCAGTTCAGATATCATAGACTTCGTCTATATGCCCGTGCTGAACAATCAATCGGGAAATACAAAAACGAATTAGCTGTGGATGGTGATTTGTCCTACCTTAACTTGGATTGGACTCCTATTGCCATTTTACCAAAGTTTGTTGACATTGTTGTGAACGGTATCTCAAACCGTTTATTCTCTGTTAAAGCAAACGCTATTGATAAGATTTCAACCGACCGTAAATCCAAGTACATCATTGAGATGGAAAAGGATATGGTTGCTAGGGAAATGCTAATGGAAGCTCAACAAAGCTTCGGAGTGAATGGTTTCGCCAGCTCCCCCACAGACATTCCCGAAACTAGTGAAGAGTTGCAAATTCATATGCAGCTTAACTACAAACAAGCTATTGAGATTGCAGCAGAAGAAGCTGTTGACTACATGTTCAAAAAGAACGAATTCTTGGAAATCAAGAAAAGGTTCGATTATGATGTTACTACTATCGGTATTGGTGCAATGAAGCACTCCTATAATACATCCGATGGTGTAACTATGGATTATGTTGACCCTGCTTATTTAGTGCATTCATATACTGAAGACCCATACAGACAAGATTGTTACTACTTTGGTGAGGTTAAGAAGATTCCACTTACGGAGCTTCAAAAGATTAAACCTGATATTACCAAAGAGGAAATGATACAAGCTCAGAGTAGCTCATCTGATTGGGATTTATATCACCGATTGAAAGACAATCTTCGTAGTGAGTTCGATGAACACACAACTAATGTATTGTACTTCAGTTACAAAACAACCCGTGAAAAGGTATACAAGAAAAAGACCCTTGCCAATGGTAAGGTTAAAATGATTCGTAAGGAAGAAGGATGGAATCCACCTGCTGAGGTTATGGCAGAACGTGGGTTTGAGAAAGTATCCAAATTTGAAGATGTTTGGTACGAAGGTGTATTGGTACTTGGTACTAATATGTTGTTGAAGTGGGAATTGGCTCAAGATATGATTCGTGAGTCCGCTACCAACGACCCAGTTGCTCCTTATGTAGTCGTAGCACCTAGAACATACGATGACCGTGCTGAATCATTGATTGGTAGATGTATTTCATTTGCTGACCAAATTCAATTGGCACACTTGAAAATCCAACAGGTATCCTCTAGGGTAGTTCCTGATGGTGTATACGTGGATGCAGATGGTCTCAACGAGATTGACCTCGGTGATGGCAAAGCATACACACCTAAGAAAGCATTGCAGTTATTCTTCCAGACAGGTTCTGTGATTGGTCGTTCCCTTACTTCAATGGGGGAGTTCAACCATGGTTCAGTACCTATTAAGGAAATCAACAACAATTCAGGACGTTCGAAGTTACAAGCTCTGTTTGAGATGTACAACTTCAACATGCAGATGATTAGGGATGCTACTGGTCTTAACGAGGCTGCTGATGGTTCATTACCAGATTCTCGCACATTGGTAGGTGTTCAAAAGCTCGCTGCATTAAATTCCAACACAGCCACTAAGCACATCATGGAAGCGGGAGTATACGCTACCAAAAAGATGGCTCAGGCAATGTGTCTGCGTGTTTCTGATATCATTAAGTATTCAGATACCGAAGAAGAATTAATCGACGCTATAGGGGCTTCAAATGTAGCCATTCTTAACGAAATCAAAAATCTTCCATTGCACCGTTTTGGTATCTTCATTGAGGTTGAACCAGACGCGCAAGAGAAAGAGTATTTGGAGCAAAACTTACAAGCAGCTATCAATGGTGGTCTTATCTACCCAGAAACTGCATCCGAGATTCGAGACATTAAGAACATCAAGCTTGCAAATCAAGTATTGAAGGTTCGTCGTGAGCAAAAGGAAAAGATTGCCCAAGAGCGTGAATTGGAGAAACTTAGAGTTCAATCTGAGGAACAAACCAAAACTGTACAAGCTAAATCCCAAGGAAAGGTTGTTGAAGAGCAAGCTAGAGCTAATGCTGAGATTGCTATTGAAACTACCAAGGCTGATTTACTAGATAGAAACCAAGAACGAGAAATGGAGCGTAAGGAATACCTAATGGGTGTTGAGTTGGAACACAACTTACAACTAAGAGGTGTTGAAGCGAACATTGCTCGTAGACAATCAAACCGTGAAGCCACACAGAACTCAGCTATTGAGGGACAAAAGGCTGAGACGGGTAGTAATGCACCACTCAACTTTGAATCAGAGGAAGACTCACTTGATGGGTTTAACCTTGGTCAATTTGACCCCAGATAGAAGGGGGGGTGTAACATAATATAACATTTTGTTATCTTTGCAAAGTAATTACAATTAAATCTATACAAATGGCTGAACAAGAGCAAGAAGAAAAGAAACCTTTCTCATTTAAGCCTGTGGACGTAGAGTTCAACAACTTAGAAGGTACATATGCCGTAAAGGATGTTGAAACGCCAGAGGAAGAGGAAGAAGAAACTGAAGAGGAAGAATCTCAAGAAGAGGAAACTCAAGAGGAAGAATCTCAAGAAGAGGAAAGTGATGATGAAGATGCTGACGATTCTGATGATTCTGACGATGATGAATCTGATACTGATGATAGTGTCGGTGAATCGAACGAAGACGAAGACGAGGATGATAACCTCGAAGAAGACGAAGATGAAGACGAAGAGGAAGAAGATGCTGTAGAGTATTCAGACCTTCCTGAGTCAGTCCAGAAGTACCTAGATTTCCTTGAGGAAACAAACGGTAGTATGGAAGACTTCATCAAAGTCAATAGAGATATTAGTGGCATGTCGGAAGACCAAATCATTTCCGAATACATGACATCGCTTTATCCAGAGTTAGACGCTGAGGATATTGCACACGAAATAGATGCTCAGTTTGGCATAGTTGAAGATGACAGCGCAGCCGAACAACGAGCTAAAAAGATTGCTAAGAAGAAGTTCTTGGGTAACGCCAAGAAGTCGCTTAAAGAGCAAGCAGATAAATGGAAGGTTGAACTTGGGTCAAGCGCAACCCTATCTGCTGAGGCTAAAGAAGCGATTGAGTTCAAACAGAACTTTGAAAAGCAAAATGCTCAATCTGCCAAATCAGAAAAGGCAGCAAGAGTGAGGCGTAGTTCTTTCGTTAAAGAGACGAACAAAGTGTTTGGAAAAGACTTTAAAGGTTTTGAAGTCGAAGTTGGAGATAGTAAATTATCTTACAAACCAGAGGATGTCAAAAAGATGAAGGAGCAGAACCTTAACGTTAACAACCTATTAGGTAAATTTACCGACAAGGAAGGAAACGTTACTGACGTAGCAGGTTACCATAAAGCGTTAACTTTTGCGTCAGACCCCGATGCAGTTGCAGCACACTTCTACGAGTTAGGAAAAGCTGCTGCCATCGAAGAGGAAGCTGCGGATTCCAAGAACATAAGTTCAAAGAAACCACGGAAGACACAAAATAAACCCAAAGCTCAAAACTCACCTAAGTTCAAATTTGTGGACTTGGATGGTAAGAAAAAGGGCAATGGAAGGATTAAATTAAAGAATTATTAACGTAACTTAAACTTTTAACAAATGGCTTTAGCGAGTTCACCAACATTTAGCTTGACCCCTGCGCCAACACCGCAAACATTGTCAACTAACTACATCGGTACTTTCGACTTCTCTGATGTTGAATTACCAGAAACTTATAGCGAGCAGTTCGAGATTTACGGGAACAGAAGTGTTGCCTCTTTCTTACGTGCTGCATCTGCTGAATTCCCATGTGCTTCCGACCTTATCAAATGGTCAGAAGAGGGAAGACTTCACACAGTATATACTGATGTGACAAGAACAGCCAAGGTATTCACAAAGACTGCTCACGCTTTCCGTGTTCGTCAAACTGTGATTATCTCTGATGGCTCTGTTGTAGAGAAAGGAATTATCTCTGCAAAAACAGCTAACACTTTTACAGTTGAACCTTTTAAAGCTGCGGGCTTCACAATCGGTACAACTGCTCTTACTGTATATGTATACGGTTCTGAGTTCCAAAAAGGTGTAACTGGGATGGAAGGTTCTTTGGAAGCTGCAAAGACTATCAAAGAAACTAACCCAATCATCATCCGTGACCTTTACGAAGTAAATGGTTCTGACATGGCTCAAATCGGATGGGTTGAGGTTTCAACTGAAAACGGTGGTTCAGGATACCTATGGTACTTGAAATCAGAACACGAAACAAGAATCCGTTATGAGGATTACTTGGAGATGTCCATGATTGAAGGTGAACCTGCTGAGGGTGGTTCTGATGCTGCAACTGTTGCAGGTGCTAACGGTACTAAAGGTCTTTTCTACGAGATTGGACAAGGTGGTAACGTATTCAACGGTGTTATGTCTGCTCAGGCTGACTTCGACAACGTATTGAAGCGTCTTGACAAGCAAGGTTCTATCATGGAGAACATGTTCTTCGCGAATAGAGACCAAAACCTAGCTATCGATGATTTCTTAGCTTCTAAGAACTCTTACGGTGCAGGTGGTACTTCTTACGGAGCGTTTGACAACTCTGAGAAGATGGCATTGAACTTAGGCTTCTATGGCTTCCACAGAGGTTCTTACGAGTTCTACAAAACTGATTGGAAATACCTTAACGATGCTACCACTCGTGGTGCTATCGAAGGTACTGGTAAAATCCATGGTGTTATCGTTCCTTCTGGAACAAAGACTGTGTACGACCAAGTACTAGGTAAGAAAATCAGAGAGCCTTTCTTACACGTTAAATACCGTAAGTCGGCAACTGAAGATAGAAAGTACAAATCTTGGATTCTAGGTAGTGCAGGTGGTGCTTCTAACTCTAGCTTGGACGCGATGCAAGTCGAGTTCTTGTCTGAAAGAGCTTTAGTTGTAATCGGTGCTAACAACTACGTTCTTATCCAAGACTAAGAACGTCAACATATAGTAGAAAGGGGAGTCGCCAAGCTCCCCTCTCTTCTTTAAATAACAATTTCATTAACTTTAAATCTTATACAAATGGCAACACAAAAACGACCTATGAAAAGGTCTACAAGAAAAGCTGCATCTTTCAACGGACAGCTAGAAGACGAAGCGGTATTACTACCTGACTTCGAAGTAAAGGACAGAACTTACGTCCTTAAAAGACACACAGATTCTTTATCATTTCAATTAAGGTCTAGGCACACAAAGCATAGAAACCTTACTTACTTTGATGAAAACTTGAAGATTCCACGTGCATTGCGTTACGTTACGAATCAGACAACTTTCTTTGAAGATGAGCAAATTGAACCATATGTACTTGGTGCGATTACGTTCGAAGATGGAGAATTAAAGGTTAATAGAACCGAAACTGTATTGCAGAAGTTCTTAGCCGTTCACCCAGACAATGTAGCCAATGGTGGTTCATTGTTTGAAGAGTTTGACCCTACAGTTGCTGCTGAGAAAGCAATCGCTCAAGAACTTGAAGAGTACGAAGCTATCAACATTATCCTTCAGATGAAACTTGAGGATTTGGAAGCTATCGGAAGGTTATACTTCCACTCTGCTGTGGATTCTATGCCAACTGCGGTATTGAAGAGAGACCTTATTCTTGAAGCCAAGTTGAACCCTAAGAAGTTGTTGAAGATTGCGAACGACCCTAACACCAAATTAAGAAACGTTGCACAACGTGCTATTGATTTAGGAATCCTTAGACTAGGTGAAGATAATGTCACCGTCAAGTGGGGTGATACAGGGGTTGAATTGATGAGAGTACCTTTCGGTGAAAACACAATCTATGCCTTAGCCAAGTTCTTTAGAACGGATGAGGGAATGGATGCTGTAGAAGCAATCGGTACAAAACTAGCGTAAACTTACCTTTTTAATTGATATATAGAGAGCAATCAGCAATGGTTGCTCTTTTTTCATTATCTTTGTACAAAACATTGAGTAATGATTAATTCCGTAAGGGACACGGTACACGACTTTCTGGAAAAGAACAATAGGGGTTGGCTGAAACCAGAGCGTTTCAACAACTATGCCTATTTAGCCCAAATGGAGATATTCGAGTCTTATTTCTACGATTACAATCGTTGGTTAGCTGCCCAGACAATGCGTCAATCACACAGCCATTTTGCCAACATTCCTAAGAATATTCGTGAGAAGCTCGAAACCTTCCTCAAGGTTAATCAGGCTGTGACTGCGACAAGTGCAAGCAGTTTCGGAATGCCTGATGATTTCTACAGGTTGATGGATGTGTACTACCAAAACAACTTTGTAGACGAAGTTAACCAACGTAGGTTGGTATTATTGAATCGAAGCAATCACACAGCCCCTTCAACGACCTTTCCTGTGTACGTCATGTCAGAGAACGCAAATGATGAGTTTCCATTGATAACGGTGTATCCCATTTCCATAACAACGGGAGTGACCGTAGATTACGTAAGGATGCCAAAAACACCAAATTGGACATACAATAATGTAGGTGGTAATCCATCCTTCGACCCTAGCATAAGTGACTACCAAGACTTTGAAATACATCCCTCGGATGAGCATCGTCTGGTTCAAAAGATATTAGGCTTCGCAGGTGTATCGATTCGTGAGAACGATATTATCCAGTATGCGGAGATGCAAGAGCAACAAAAGAAACAAACTGAAAGTAGACAATAATGGCAGCATTACCGACAGGAGTAACACAAGAACAGTTTTACGGAGATGCATCTTCTGGTAACAGAGAAGACCTGCAAGGTGGCTACCAATACGTTACTTTAGCAGATATCATCAATAATTTCATCCTTATGAATACTGGGGATGATTCTTTGATTCCTGCAACCATCTCTAGGGACAAAATTATCTTCCACGCCAAAAGAGGACTTCAGGAGCTTAATTATGACGCTTTGAGGGAAATCCTTTCCATTGAGCTAGAAATGAACCCAGACACGCTTACGTTGCTTCTACCAGAGGATTATGTCAATTTTGTTAAGGTATCATGGATTGATGATGCAGGATTCTTCCATCCATTGGTAAGAAACGATGAAACAATCATTGCTCAAGCATACTTACAGGACAATTTGTACAATTACCTATATGATGGTGACGGTAATATTCTGAAAGCTGCACAAAATAGCTATGACCAAACCGAGATAGCACCCAATATTCTTAACTACGTTTACATGAACGATAGTTTCTATGGAGCTAACTACGACCATTTCTATGAGGATAACCTTACTGGTAGGTTTGGAATGGAAACAAGTAAAGCAAACTTCAACGGTTGGTTCACAATTGACAAGAGAAGTGGGGTCATGAAGTTCTCAAGCAATGTAGGTTCTCAGACGATTGTACTTGAGTACATCTCTGATGGTCTCGAAAGTGGCGATATGGCAGACATTAAGATTCACAAGTTTGCTGAGGATGCTCTATATCGTTATATTGAGTGGATGATTCTTGATAACAAATATGGTATTCAAGAATACGTAATCAGAAGAAAGCGCAAAGAGTACGATGTAGCCAGACGAAAAGCCAAAATGAGATTGAACGGTCTCACATATGAAGACATCTTGCAAGCAATGCGAGGTAAAGATAAACGAATCAAGTAATGAAGTTATTTAACGCTTTCTTTGAGGGCGTGATGAACAAAGATGTCGAAGTTCGTCTACTCCCTAAAAACATATACCTAGACGCTCGTAACGTTAGGATTGTTGCTAATGATAGCTCCAATTCACGTTCTGTCAAGCCGTTGTTGGGTACTACCCTATTGACAAATGTCACAATGTCGGGAACTACTCCCACAGCCATAGGTCATTGCGTTGACAACTTCAGGGACAAGATTTACTGGGCAGTTCGTACTTCTACGTCAAGTTACGTAATTGAATACGATGTAGCTACAGATACTGAAGAATTGGTCTTGTCCGATTCCAGAGGTATTACTACAAATCTTCTTAACTTCCCAGAGAATGGGTACATTGAAATGCGAGTTCTTAATGACAACGAGAACGGAAGAAACTTCATTCTTCTTACAGATGGTGTCAATGAACCAAAGTATTTCGATATTGAATTAGCGAAAAACTTATCAGCTTCTGCATTCACATTTACTGATGTGTCTTTAATCAAAGCTGCTCCTGCTACCGCTCCAACTGTGACGTTGGTACAAACCCCATCTCAACAAGAAAACAACTTAGAGGCAAAGTTCTTGTCTTTTGCATACAGGTATCAATATCAAAACGGTGAATGGTCAGCACTTTCTCCATTCTCTGAATTTGCATTCATGCCGTCTACATTCTCTTACAATTATCGAGAAGGTACGAACAATTCCATGTTCAATAACTTCTCAAGAGCGGATTTAGGAATCAATGCAGGTGAGTCAAATGTGACTGATATACAAGTCATAGTTAAAGAATCTGGCTCTAATGCAGCATTTATCATACAGAATGACAACAAATCAGCTGAGAGTTGTGCAAACAATTCTACCCAAACTATCAGTTTTGATAACAGCAGAACTTACCAAGCGTTGGATTCAAATCAATTATCCCGCTTGTACGATAACGTACCTATTGATGCTGCCACATTAGAAATCATTGGAAACCGTGTAGTGTTCGGTAATTATACTGAAAACTATGACCTTGTTTATAGTGGTAGCGATATCAATTTGGTATTCAACTTGGATTATGTAGCCACTACAGGTACATTGGGGAATCCTCACAAACAAGTTAAGACAAATCGTAATTATGAAATTGCGATGGCTTATACTGATGGTAAGGGTCGTATGACTACACCACTTGTTTCTGATGGGAATACTGAGTATATTCCATATAGTGACGCTAACAAATTAAATCAACTTAGGGTAACCATCGATAGTAACTCACGCCCACCTGAATGGGCTACGGGTTACCGTTTCTTTATCAAGCAATCTGAAGTCGACTATGATGTACTAGCTCCTGTAATCTTTTACAGAGATGGTATTTACGCATGGTTAAAGCTTGAAGGTAATGACACACAAAAAGTAGCTGAAGGTGATTTCATCTATGTTAAGTCCGACACATCTGGTCTCAAGGGAACAACAATTAGAACAAAGGTTCTGGAAATCAAATCCCAAGATGAGAACTTCTTGTTGAACGATACACCAGACCCATACGTTGTAGTTAACGAATCAGGTACTTACATGAGATTACAAGTTGAGGATTTTGCTCTTTCAGAAGAGGCTATTCTTACTTATGAATACATTTCATATTCGTTCCGTTCAGATTCTACTGCGAACAATATTACGGACATTGCAAACGCATATGCCGAAGATGTATACTTCCAAGGTTCTGGAAAAGAGGAATTGACCCTCACAGCCCCTAACGCATTGTATACTTCTCCACAAGACAGACGATTTGAGATTGAGATTACTGGTAACGCCACACCTAATACTTTCCGTTGGAGAGAGTACAACGTTACTACTGCCACACAAGGTACTTGGTCTTCAGATATCAATATGACAGGTTCATCACAATCTTTAGGTAGTGGTGGTGTTGACCAACAGATACAAGTTACATTTGATGGTACTACAGGATATACTGTGGGTGACCGTTGGTTCATTTCCGTAAAAGCCGTAAGTCGTGTAGATGATTGGGATAGAGGTGGTGATGTATCATCTATTCGTCGTTCAGCTATCGTTGCCATGGAAAGTAAAGATGGTTCTGATGATACGATTAAAGCAGGTGCTACAATCACCATTACATACGATGANACTCCTTCTGATTCTGGTGTTGATAATCAAGCAGGATTTGTGAGCATAAATCTTACTTCATCTAGGGATTACCCCAACCTTGAAGAATGGTACTATGGTGATAATATTTGGAACGACCCATTGTTTCAATCAATTGTAAAGAACCAAGAAGCTCAAAATGTAATGTTCCGTAGAGGTTTCACTTCTTCAAACTTACAGAGCTTTACTGTAAACGCCTCTCGAAGTGGTGCAGGTTGGAATAATCCAATGACCTTGTTGTTCTTATCAGCATGTAATTATACTGGTGGTGCTAGAATTCGTATTGATGGTAGTTTGACAATTACCGAGTTTGACAATCCTATTTTGTTCGAGACTATTCCTGTAGACAATACTACGGACATATTCTTTGAACTACCTTATACGTATGGTATTTCTGGTGGTGTTCACTTAGGTGACACTAACCAAATCTTCGGAGTAACCGATTGTGTGGTGACTCTTCCATACTTCAACTCTTTTGGATGGTACAATGGTTTTGAATCTATCAAGATTGCTGATACCTTCAATGAAAAGACAATGGTTGTTGATACAAAACCTTCTGTTCCTGTAGACAACTATAGACAAATTAAAAGAATAGCGTCATTGACCTATTCTGATGTGTACGAGGCTACAACCCAGTACAACGCAATCAATGAATTCAACCTTGCAGAAGTCAACTACAAGGATATGGATATTCAATATGGTGCTATAAGAAAACTTTATACTGAAGGAAATGACCTTGAGGTTTACCAACATGATAAAACTCATAGAGTTCTTTTCAACAAGAGTGTAGTCTTTAATGCCGATGGTACTGGTAACGTATCACAAAGTAGTTTGGTTCTTGGTCAAGAAGTTCCATACGCAGGTGAGTTTGGTATTGGTAACCATCCTGAGTCTCACGTTGCATTTGGTACACGAAGATATCATATTGATAAAGACCGTGGGATTCTGTTGAGATTGTCTATTGACGGTTATACGGAAATCTCTAAGAAAGGATTGTATGATTACTTCCGCACACTACCTGACCAAACTAGATTTGTAGGTGGTTATGACCCATACTTTGATGAGTATGTCATCAATGTGGACTCAACAAATACTCTAGGGTACTCTGAGAGAGCAACAGAGGGGGGTGGATTCACTTCTTTCTACTCTTATCAACCCGAAAGACTTGTGAAGTTAAATAATCGCTTATACGGGCTTAAAAACGGTCAATTGTGGTTACATGATAGTAATGCTACTAGAAACTTGTTTTATGGGGTTCAGGCTACCGCATCTATTCGTACAGTATTCAATGATGTACCCAATGATGTAAAGGTATTCAAATCCTTAAACCTAGAGGCTGATTCATCAGAATGGACTGCTGCATTTTCTACAAACTTCACAAGTGGTACAATTGCTGCTTCAGAATGGAGTATGGAAGAAGGAGAATTCTATGCATATGTTCGACAAAACGAAGATGTATCGAGCATTGTTAATATTGCCGAATCTGTAAACGTTTACAATGGTCTTGGTAGAGTTGCTTCATTTGCGACACGTACTGTTACATTAAATTCAAAATTACCACGTTCTATTGGAGTGGGGAATGCTCTCTATTCAATAAGCTCAGATGGCAACACAGCCACATTGGTAGGTACGATTGAATCTTATGCTCAAGGAGCTACTACCTCAACAGTTACTGTGGTGACCACTTTGAGTACTCCCGCAGTAGATTCATTCCTAGTGTATGCAAAGAACGCAAGGATTGAAGGTGAGGCAATAAAAGGTTACTATTTGGATTTGACCTTGACCAACGGACAATCGTCAGAACACGAGCTATTCTCTGTTAAAGCAGAGGCTTCTCGAAGCTTTGACTAATTTTTAGTATCTTTGTGGTAAATTAATTGAAATGATATATAGTTTAAAAGCCCGTCAGTTGGAAACAACTGATTACGATGACTTGGTAGAGTGGGGGAAGTTTTGGAGATTTCCCATACCACCGAAGGAGTTTTTACCAGATGATGGCACTTGTGGCTTAATGGTAGAGGACAGTAAAGGTAGAGTTCATTGTGCAGGGTTTATTTACGAGACCAATAGTAAAGCATGTTGGTTAGAGTATGTCATATCAAATCCAAACACAAAGGATAAGATATTAAGAAACAAAAGTATAACTCTGTTAATCAATGGATTAACATCATTGGCTGAAGAGTGGGGATACAAGTGGATATTTACAAGCGTTAAGAATCCACATCTGATTAAGAGGTACGAGGATTGTGGTTTTGCAATCGGTACTAAGGGAACAACCGAAATGATTAAAGCATTATAACAAATGGCAGTAGGAACTACAGCAGCAATATTGGGGGGAGCTTCCATCGTAGGTGGGGGTATTAAGTCCATTACTGCTGCGAAACAAAAGCGAAACGCAAAACGTGCAGCTAGAAACTTCAAAAGACAAGGCTTGAGAAATGTAAACGAAGGAAGACGAATCTCTACTTTGGGTGCTGACCTTCAACGTGAAGAAATGGCTAGAACTTCTGCCACAGCTATTGATGCTTTCCGCTCAGGGGGTACTCGTGGAGTAGCAAATGCTGCTAACGTTGTAGCTCAAAACAATTTAGCTAATAGAAGAATTGGTGCAGATTTAGATAGACAACAAGTGAATCTTGATAGGGATTTTGCAGAAGACGAAGCTAGAATGCGTCAAATGCAGGAGAATCGAGAAAGTCAAGAACTTGCTGCAATTCAAGGTCAAATGAATGCTGCCAATGAGCAGTTGTTTAGTGGTTTTGGAGATATAGCTTCAGGTTTCGGTGCTTTTGCAGGAGATTTAGATAGCAATCAACCTACATCTACTAAAAAGTATACTACATAATGGCAAATGGTTCAACTAACATAGGTGTTCGTCCTACTCAGGCGGTAAGTACAAACTTCGGTGATATTGCACAACGAGGTCTGGACAATGCTGCCCGTGTCCGTCAGGAAAGACGAATTGACCAAGAAAGACAATATAAGAAATTCAAAGACTTTCAAGACCAATACGGTATCGATGAAAGTCAATTTGTACTTGATGACACGTTCTCACGTACATTAAATGATACTGTGACTGAGGCGTTGTCCAATTACAGAGACCGTCTTTATGATGTTCATGTTCAATTACAACAAGACCCAACCAATGTAGACCTTAAGAAGAGATTTGGTAAGATTCAAAACTCTGTTAAGAAGATTGGTATGGTTCATGAAAAGTTCAAAGAATATGGAACGAAGGGACTTGAAATGTTGGAGAACGACCAAATTAGTGGAGTTGATGAAGATGCTTGGACATCTCGTGTATCCAAGTATGAAAATATGAACGTTGGTGTTAATATCAACGATAAGGATGACATGGAGATTCTTCTGTACGATGATGAGGGTAATCTTGATGAGGTTATTCCATCGTATGGTTCTATGGCTGACTTCAACATCATTCCAAAGGTTGACCTAGATACTGAACTTGATGATTTTGTTGAATCAATCGGTAGGGACAATATTGAGGAATTGAGAGGAAATATGTTCGTTACTGAAGATACATTTGGTGAGGGGCAAAGCAGTTTCGTATCTCAATACATTGATTCTTGGTTAGGTACTGACTCAAATTCATTAAAGGACAATGATGTTCTTGCAGACATTTTAAATCAAGCAACAAATGGAGAATCTAAAAAGAGAAATAACTTCACCGAGGAAGACCGTGAAATCGCTCGTGATTTCTTGTTTGACCAAATTAGAGGTCGCTTTGACACGGAAATTACCATGCAGCAAAGAACTAGCTCTGGTAGTGGGTCAGGTAGAAGTTCGAAAGATTCTACCGCGAATATCTTCCCTGCAACCAATAACGGAGTACCAGAGGTCGATAATTCGGGCAACTTTGTATTCTCTCTTGATTCCCCGCGTGCTTTAACTGCTGCTAAGTCAGATATACGTATCCAATCCTTGAAAGGTTCTGCCGATGGTAGAATTACTTTGGTTGGTGAGGATAGAGAAAAGGTAAAAGGTAACCCACAGTCACCTGAAGAAGCTGCTGAGGTAGCTAATGTACCGTTGGAGAAGATATTCTCTTCTCAAGGTAATAACGGTGTTGTGACCTATTATTTAAGAAATCCATTCAGCGTTACATATAAGAGCGGTGAAAACAACGAAGAAGCCAAGCGTTTAATCAATGCATTCGCAGGGCAAGTTGGATATAAAAATGAAGATGGATTGCGTGATGCAATGTATCAAGCTTTTATAGAAGAATTTGGTCAAGAGGAAGCCGATAGGTATTTCGGTGGTGACTTGACACCAACAGTACAACAACCTACTCCTGCACCAACTGGTGGGGCTGCTAGGTTTAATCCTAATTAATTATAATGAACGAAGAAGCACTACAACACGCCTACGGGCTTTTCCAAAAAGACGGTTATACGGGAACTCTCGATGACTATCAAAAGCTCATCTCTGAGAACGATGAAGCGTTTAATCATACGCATTCACTCTTCGCAGCAGATGGCTACACAGGTAGTATTGAGGATTTCAACGGTCTGATTCGTCAAAAAAAAAACCCTATCGTCAATGGGGAATCCGCTACAGAAGTTACTTCTTTGGGTTCAAAAGAACTTCTCGCGGATGGGGATTTGGACTCTTCAAAGAAACCTAAGAAAAGCACTTTCCGTAAGTACCTAGAATGGATGGGTTCTGCTCGTATGGGCGTACCTTATTTTGGTGAAAAGACCGAGACTATGAAAGCTCTTGAGTCTGGTACTGCTCGTATGGTAGGTGGTCTTGTTGGTATTCCAGAAAAGATGGCTAAGGCTGACTTGGCTGTGAAGATGGAACTTGCCAAGATGTTCGGTAGTGATGAAGTTAAAAAACAAACTCAAGAACTTCAGGATAAGATAAATGCTCTCCCAGAAGATAAACGTACAAAAGTCAAATTAGCTCTACAGGCTCAGACTGTTCCTGCTAAACAATTATTTGGTATCGATGTTTCACCAGTTAACCNATGGTTCGCTGAACAAGCCGATGATATCAANGATGCTCAGGAAGCTATTGACTCTACACGTAAGCAATACGAAACGAATGTCATTGACGATATTACAGAAGGTAGAATTGGTCAAGCAAGTGAACGTATATTCAATGGTATTGTAGAATCTGCACCAATGATGGCTGCAACTATCGGAACAGGTGGGGCAGGTTTATTGGCTGTAGGTGGTTCAGTTGCCTCAGACAAAATGGAAGATTTAGAGCGAGAAGGTACAATGTCCGACATTGAAATGGTGGGAGTTGGTGCTGCTCGTGGTACTTTCGAGGCAGTTGGTGGTAAGGTATTACAAAAGGTATTTGCCCCTGTACTTGGTAAAGTAGGTCAGGAAGCTGCTGAAGAGATTACACAAGGTGTGATTTCTCGATTAAAGAATGCTGCATCCAATGCAGGTAAAGAGTTTGCTGAAGAATCAATACAATCCTTGCAAGAGGAATTGACCGATGCTTTGGTCAAGGGTGAAGAGATTGATTGGGAAAAGACATTCAAGAATGCCGTTGATGGTGGTCTTATCGGTGCTTTCTCCACAGCCCCTGCAAACATAATCCCTTCTCCAAGCGGACAAGCTACCGAACAAGATAGCGGACAAGTTGTTGATGGGGAAATTCCTAATGCAGAACCTATGGCACAACCAGAAGGTGCAATTCAAGAATTGAATGTTCCTGCTGTGGAAGATACTAATGTTGCTGAAAGAACTCAAGGTTTCTTTGGAGATGTTGTTGAAGGTAACTTGGATAAGTATAAACCATCACAAGAATATCAATACGAGTTAGATTTCTCAGAATCACAAGAATCATTCAAAGATACATACGATAAGTTCAGAGGTAATTTCGATGAGCATATTGCCACATCTATTCCTACATTCCGCGATACTCAAATTAAAAAAGGTAACGCCATTGTAGAAACATTGGGTGAGGGTCTGGTTATTGATTTAGGTGGCTCTGAAGGTGGTTTTGTAAAAACAATTACAGAGAAATCAGGTGGTAAGATTAAAACCATTAACGTTGAACCCAACGCTAAAATGGCTGCAAAACACAAAGAAACACCTGTAGAGGGTTCAGAAGTTGTAGAACAGGCATTTCAACAAGGCTTTGACAATATTGAAGCTTATTCTCCTACTGAAAAAGGTGATGTTGTTCATGAATCAATGTTGTTTCAATTCATGTCTAAGGACAGAAAGAGCAAAATCAAAGAAGTAAAGGACAATTACTTGAAAGAGGATGGTCTATTCATTACTGAACAGAAGTTTCAACAAACCGATAAGGATACTCAAGCTGAGAATGAGAACATCAAGGATACACAACATAAGGCAAAATACTTTACTGAAGAGCAAATTCGTCAAAAAGGCGAATCTGTTCTTGTGGGAATGAGTGAGAACCAAGCTAACATTGACGAGTATATCAATGATTTGAATCAAGAATTTGAGTTTGTTGGTACTTATTGGAAAGCAGGTAACTTTCAAGGAATTGTTGCTACAAACAATGAGCAGAAGTTTAATGAATTTTTAGATAATGTTGGTGATACTGGAAATGCCTATAATATTGAAGGACAAACACAACCTGATAATCAGGAAGTTACAGACGCTGAGAATCGCGTAGATGAAACCGACCAAGGGGATGAT